GCCGGTGAGGGCCGCGCGATGCGCCACTTCGCCGAGCTCGGCTGCGCCACAGTCGGCATCGACGGGCTCCCCTCACCCGGCGTCTACCGCTGGGACTTCACCGACGGCCCCGCACCTCTTCCGCTGAAGGAGTTCGACCTCTGCTGGTCGTGCGAGTTCGTCGAACACGTCGAGGAGAAGCACGCGCCCAACTTCCTACAGACGTTTGCCCGCGCGCGCGTACTCGCCATGACTCACGCGGTCCCCGGCCAGCCAGGGCATCACCACGTCAACTGCCGCGACCAGGACTACTGGCGCTCCCGCCTCTCTGCGCGGTTCAGGCTCGCCGAGAACCTCACCGACGAGGCGCGCCACCTCGCAGCCAAGGAACACCCCGAGAGCTATTTCGCCAAGACAGGGATGATCCTCCTCCACACATGACGCCGCTACGCAAGCTGCTGATCGTCCCCTGGGTCGGCCCTCTGCCCGACTGGATCGGCTCCTGGTGCCACAACACCGCCCAAGTCAGAGAAGCAGGCCACGGCTGGGACTTCCTGCTCGACGTCGACGAACGCAGGATCAGCGAACGCATCGAAGCTCTCGGTGTCGAGTGCCCGCCGCTCGAGGGGCGCAAGCTCTGCGACTACCGGCCCGCGTTCGGCGAGATGTACGCCGACGAGATCGCCGGCTACGACTTCTGGGGCCACACCGACCTCGACTGCGTCTACGGACGCCTCTGGGACTACATCAGCGACGATCTCCTGGCAGGGATCGACATCTACTCCAACGACCCATACCCGCAGATGTGCGGCCCCTTCTCGCTCTACCGCACGTCCATCACCACGGGCTTGTTCCGTGCGAATGAGCACTGGCGCACAGTCTTCGAGGATCCGCGATATGCGGTGTTTGACGAGCAGGGAATCAACGCGACGATCGCCACCTCGGGTCTCCGCGTCTGCCACCGCCACTTCGAAGGACCCGACAGCATGTACGTCCACTTCACCAGCGACAAGACCTACCCCAGCGACCTGCCCGCCTCGTTCCTGCCATGAAACTCCTGCTTACCCCCCACGCCGACGACGAGTGCTTGTTCTCCTGCTATGTCTTGCTGAGACATCAGCCGCTGGTATTGCTCTGCTTTCCCGGCGCGACTCGCCACGGCGACCGACACACTCGCGAAGCTGAGCTCGCCTCCGCAATGGAGGTGGTTGGCTGCGAATGGCAGAGTCTCGTCGACGCCCCAGACCTGGAGGAAGCTCTAACCAGATACAAGCCCGAACAGGTCTGGGCGCCGCTACCCGAACCGGACGGCAATACCGACCACAACTACGTCGGCGAATTAGCCGCACGACTCTGGCCAGACCGGACAATCTTCTACACCACATATTCGCCGGCGGGCAGAACCGTCCGCAGCGAACCTGTAGAATTCGAGCCGGAATGGCCTGCCATCAAGCGCCAGGCACTTGCCTGCTACCAATCGCAGCAGGCAAACCCAGGGACGAGAGAACATTTCGTCCGTCCTCTAGGCGAGTATCTCGTCCAACGGGAAGACGCTGACCTGTGAAGCTCCGCGCGCCTTGGCGCCGTGACACGCTGAAGCGCGAGGTGTCGCTGCTGAGCGAGTTGACGATGGAGCAGCAAATCTCGAGCTTCTGGAGCTCGCTCACCGCCAGTACGTTCACGCCTAGACTGATCGACTTCGTCTGGGTCGCGGACCGCTGCATCCAGCTCAACGCGCAGCAGGTCGCGTCGATGCCCCTGAGGTTCAACCCTGGTTCGCCGACGAGCTTTGAGCCTGCCTGGCTCGCCAACCCCGATCCTGCCTGGTATCCGAACGGACTCGCTGACGCGGTCCACGCCGCGATCGACGACTATTACCGGCAGGGCGACATCTTCCTCTACACCACCAACGACTACGCCACAGGGTTCCCGCTCACTTGGACCGTGCTGCCGGCGCGAGAGGTCGGCGTCACCTACAGCGAGGCCACAGGGCGACGCGAGTTCGATGTCGCCGGTGAACCACTTGTCAGGGACAGGGTCATCCAGATCAGTCGCAACCCGCGGGCAGGCCAACTACGTGGCACAAGTGCCCTGCGTGCTTACGCACAGATCATGGACGCCCTTACATCGACAACGATCGCCTCGAAGAACCAGGCGACCAATCTGCCGCCCGCAGTGCTGAAAGCGCTGAAGAAGATCGACAAGACGCAGGCGAAGACGCTCCAGGCCCAATTCCGGGAGGGCGCCTCCGAGCGGCTACCCGGCGAACCGATCATCATGCCGCCCGACCTAGAACTCGCCGGCACCAACCTCGGCTTCTCCTCCAAGGACCTCCAGATGATCGAAGGCCAGGAATTCAACGCACGCGTCCTCGCCAGCTCCTGCGGCGTCCCCGTGTTCCTGCTCAATCTCGTCCTCGCCGGCGGGCTCACCTACCAGAACCCGGCCATGCTCGGTGAGTTTTGGTTCCGCACCGAGCTGCACGCGACCTGTTCACGGTTCGCGCGTGCCCTGAGTTCGAGGATGCTGCCGCGCGGTTCGACGGTCTACTTCGACCCGTCACACCTGACTCAGCTGCTGACCGACCAGACAAATATCGAGGAATCACCGGCCGACAATGCGTCACCCGCGAACCTCGACAACGTGCAACCGCTACGTCCAATGGTGGAGGCCACAATATGAGCACCCAAGTCCTAGAGCAGGCAGCCGAGACAGCCAAGCGCCCGCACCTCGTGCGCGCATTCCCGGCTGAAGTCACCGTTGGCGACGGTCGCACCCTCGACGTGCGGATCGTCCCCTACAACGAGTTCACCGAAGTCGGCGACCCGCCCTGGCAGCCAGAGGTCGTCTACCGCGAATCATTTATGCCGGGCGCGTTCGACCATCAGATGCGCGCCCCCAACCGAGTCGTGATGGATGTCGAGCACGAAGGCTTCAAGCTCAACAAGGGGTTCGAATCGTGGATCGGCCGCGCGGTCAGTCTGCGCTCGGAGCCGGACGGCTTCTACGGCTCCTTCCGCGTGTTCGACGGCCCCATGGGTGACAAGGCACTCGAGCTAGTCCGCGAGGAAGTCCTGGGCGCGGTGTCGATGGAGTTCGATCCGCTCAGAAGCATCGGCCGGCCCAGCGACGGGGTGGTCAGGCGTGCGAAGGCGCACCTGGACAAGGTCGCACTGCTGCGCCAGGGAGCCTACGAGGGCGCGCGTGTTCTCGCTATGCGTGAGGAGCCGATCACGATGACCGAGGAGGATCTGCGGCAGCCTCTCCCGGAGGACACGATCGCGAAGCTGCGCGCCGCGGGCCTCGAGGTGCCCGAGGAGCTGCTGCCGCCACAGGAACTGCAGCAAGAGGCCGAGGAGCCAGCCGAGAGCTAGACAACATCCGCGCCTTTCGCTAACGTCCACATCTAAGGCGCACCCGGCCGTTCCGCAGTCTGTCACCCGCCCAGCAACTGGGGCGCACCGCAGCCGGATCTGAGGGCCGCACCCGCCAGAAGACCAGTCCACACGTCTTTTGGAGGGCACATATGCCACCGCTTACGAACACCAGGGTCCGCGCGGAACGGCTGATGGAGGAGCGCGTCAAGCTCGACGAGATGCGCGAGAACCTCATCGCCGACGCCAACCAGCGCGGCGACAGCACCTTCACCGACCCCGAGGAAGAGACCCTCAAGGGGTTCCGCGAGCGCTCAGCGGCGATCGACGCCGAGCTCGCGATCATCGGTGAAGACCTCGACCGCGAGAAGCAGGCCGAGGAGACGTCGAAGCTGCTGCGCGGCCACATGGCCGGCAACGCACCCGGCGTCGACAAGAACGGCGAGGAGATCCTGTATCGCAGCTTCTCCGCCTATGCCCGCGACCGGCTGATCACCGAGGTCGGAGACATCCGGCAGAAGGTTCAGCAGGAGATGGGGCCGCAGGTCGTCCAGGCTGCCCAGGAGCGGCTGCATCGCGCCCCGGCGCACACGCTCAGCTCGGACGTCGACGGTCTGATCGTCCCGGCACACATCAGCCAGATCATGGACGTCATCAACGCCGAGCGGCCCGTCGTGGTCTCAGGCCGGAGAGTCGACCTTTCCAGCGGCAAGCTCACCTGGCCGAAGATCACGCAGCGGCCGATCGTGCAGCCGCAGGGCACTGAGAAGACCGAGGTCGACACCCAGACGATGACGATCACCATGGAGGACGACGCCGCGGACACGTACCTCGGCGCCGGGAACCTCTCATGGCAGGCCATCAACTGGAGCACCCCGTCGGCACTCGACCTGTATTTCCGGCTGATGGGCGAGGCCTACGCGCAGCAGACCGAAGGCGCCGCCTGCCACGTCCTCGCGAAGGCCGCCGCGACGATCCAGTCCGGCTCACTCGCGGGCAGCTCGAGCGACACGTTCGAGGACTGGATCTCGGCCGTGCTCGCAGGGTTCGCACAGGTGTACGACGCCACCCGCGCCAAGCCCGACACGCTCTACCTGTCGGTCGACATGTTCATGCTCGCCGCAGCGCTCACCTCGAACACCGGAACCAAGCTGATTGACGCAGGCAACCTCAGCCTGCCGGGCCTGTCGGGCCGCATCGCAGGTCTGAACGTCGTCACCAGCATCGGCTTCGAGACCGCAACCGCCATCGTCGGTGACAGCCAGGCACTCCTCGTCGGCGAGACGGCGGGAGCCCCGGTGCAGCTCAG